TCAGGAACATCAGGTTCAGATGGTGGAGACGGTACTTCAGGTAGTTCAGGTTCATCAGGAACATCAGGTTCAGATGGTGGAGACGGTACTTCAGGTTCATCAGGAACATCAGGTGCAGCTGTTATTGCCAACTTAGGTAATAATAGAATAACTACATCTACAGGTGTACAAGGTGCGTTAAATGCAGAATCTAATCTAACATTTGATGGTACTAAACTTATTATCGGAAGTTCAGCTATTGGAATGAATAGTAATGTACTTGAAATAAATAAAGATTCTGATTCTCTTTTTACTCGAGTTATTGGATTTGATGGTACTTTAGTACAACAATGGGACGATGGTTACACTTATATCGATGGTGGTGGTTTAGTAGTAGGTTCAAATACAATAACAGCTACTACAGACGGGTTAATAAAAGCAACCAATGATATTATAGCGTATGCATCTTCAGATAGAAGACTAAAAACTAACATATTAAACATACCAAATGCTTTAGAAAAAGTAAGTAAGTTAAATGGTGTTACTTTTGATTGGTTAGAATTTGAAGAGAATAAAAATAAAGAAATCCATGCTAATGAAGGAGCTGATGTGGGTGTTATAGCACAAGAAGTTGAAGCTATATTCCCAGAATTAGTAGACAATAGAGAAAATGGATACAAAGCTGTTAAATACGATAAATTAGTAGCTGTGTTAATCGAATCAGTTAAAGAACTAAATGCAAAAATAGATTCTTTAGAAAAGAAGATTAACGAAAAATAAAAAAGTAGGTAGGGGGGTTAATCCCCCCTTCGTACATTTAGTTCTAATATAAAATCCAAAGTTATACATGAAATACCCCAAAATTTTTGGACATGGTCCTTATATAGGAACAACAGGTTACAATAACCATACACGTGATTTCTTTAGAGGTTTATCAACCCACCACCCACTTAAGTTTAGAAACTTTACTGTAGGTAGTAGTTGGGAAGGTATGAATGAAGAACCTCATAATGGGGAACCTTACCTTCTTGATATAGATAAAAATATTCTCCATCAACAAACATATTACACTTCAGATGGTGATATGGTTGATGGTGAAATGTACCCTAATAATGGGGAAAACTTCGACCATAATGTAAATTTAATTTTGATGGAAACTAACCATCATTATTTTTATCACAATTATAAGGGACCTAAAATAGCTTATAATGTTTGGGAATCTACACGACAACCAGAAGGATTCTTTAATAAATTATTAGAATTTGATCAAATATGGGTCCCATCACAATGGCAAGCTGATTGTACTATTGAACAGGGTGCTGATCCTGATAAAGTAAAAGTAGTTCCTGAAGGGGTAGATACCGAAACCTTCTACCCAGAAGATCCCCAAACTACATTAGATTATGTAGATGGTAGATTTAAATTTATTCATTTTGGACGTTGGGATTATAGAAAATCTACAAAAGAAATCATTGAAACTTTCTTAAAGGAGTTTACACCTGAAGATCCTGTTGATCTTATTGTCTCTATTGATAATATGTGGGGTAAAGATATGGATGGTTTTGAAACAACAGAAGAGAGACTAGAACATTATAGTTTTACAGACGAACGTATTAAAATCAAACATTTCCCCTCTAGAGAAGATTATATTACTTACTTAAAAAATGGTCATGTATTTTTGTCTTGTGCTCGTAGTGAAGGTTGGAATCTACCTTTGATTGAAGCCATGGCTTGTGGAACACCATCTATATATTCTGCAGGTTCAGCTCAAATGCAATTTGCATCAGGGAAGGGTTTACCTGTAAAAATAGCAGGTGAAAAACCAGCAAATATTAATGATTATGGTCGTTATACAATGAGTGATCTCCCAGGGAACTACCCAGAACCCGATTTTGAGGATTTAGCTCGTGTAATGCGTGATGCGTTTGAAAATTACACAGACCATAAAAAACGATCTATAGAAGAGGCTAAGTTAATCCATCGTGATTTTAACTGGAAAAATGTAGCTCAAATTGGTAGTGATACTATTAAAGAATTTATGGATAATTATATAGTCCCTGATATTAAACCAAACACCATTAATATTTCTTATTTAGAAGGTCCTAAAGTAGAAATTTTAGGAGACAACCCCGAAGAATATACAATAGAATTTATTAATGGGGATACTAATAAAGTAGTATTTAGTGATAAAATCACTAATGGGATGTGGACCACGTGTAATAAAAAATATTATATCCCTTGGATTATAAAAATCAATGGAGAAATAGTAGATAAATTTATTTTAAAAGATAAAAAAGTTTTAATAGGTTTAGATTCAAATTCCATAGGAGATACTATAGCATGGACCCCATATGCAGTTGAATTTGCTAAAAAACATGATTGTGAGGTTCTTTTATCAACTCACCATAACTCATGGTTTGAAGGTGTTGAGGCTTACAAAAACATAAAATTCATTACCCCTGGGGATTTTGAACCTTGTCATGCTATGTATAGAATTGGATGGTTTAAAAATGATGAAGGTCTTTGGAAAGATTTTAGTAAACACCCTAACCAAGTTAATCTAAACCCCCTTCAACAAACAGCTACCGATATTTTAGGTTTAGAATTTAAAGAATTAAATCACGGTTTAGTTTTTTCTAAAAAAGCAACTCCAATTAAATCTAAATATGTAGTTATAGGACCTGAATCAACAGCTGGATGTAAAGAATGGCCTAGACAAAATTGGAACGTTTTAGCTAAATTATTAAACCAACAAGGATATACAGTAGTAACCTTAACTAAAAATCCAGTCAAAATCCCTGGTACAATTAATGTTTATAATAAACCTTTTGATGTTTTAGCTAATTATTTACATAATGCTGATTTATTTATAGGTTTAAGCTCAGGATTATCTTGGTTTAATTGGGGGTTAGGTAAAAAGACCGTAATGATGAATGGTTTTACCTCTAAGGAACATGAATTCCAGACTAAAGTTACTCGTATACGTGAGGAAAGTGTTTGTAACTCTTGTTGGATTAACCCAAATTTTAAATTCGATGCTGGAGACTGGAATTGGTGTCCTATATGGAAGGGAACAGATAAACAACACACGTGTATGAAATCAGTTTCACCAACCCAAGTTTTTAAACAAGTCAAACAAATTTTAACTAGTAAAAAATAATATAATATTTATAATCATGGAAAAAGTGTTATTAGAATCAAAAGAATTAGATACTGTTAAAGAAATTCAACAAACTGAGTTTACTTTAATAAACCAATTAGGTAATATTGAATACCAAATCCAAGCTTTAAGTATACAAAAAGATCTTTTAAAACAAGAAATTATTAAATTACAATCAAAAAGTAGTAAATTTGGTGATGATCTTCAAGATAAGTATGGAGACGGAAATATTAACATAGAAACAGGAGAATTTACTAAAATAGATTAGTTTTTGATTCTCTCTTAAATATTTATAACAAAATAATAATAACAACACAATGGCAGAAACATTAGTATCACCCGGTGTATTAGCAAGAGAGAATGACCAGTCATTTATTACTCAACAACCCGTACAAGTAGGTGCTGCAATCGTAGGTCCTACAGTTAAAGGCCCTGTAGAAACACCTACAATTGTTACCACATATAGTGATTATCAAAACAGATTTGGAACTACTTTTGACAGCGGTAGTGAAGTATTTAGTTACTTTACTTCTATTGCTGCTTATAATTATTTCAATAACGGAGGTAATACTTTATTAGTAACCAGAGTAGTATCAGGATCAGCGGCATGGAACTATGCAACAGCTTCCGTAGCTTCAAAAGAAGAAGGAGTATTAGAAGTAGCAGTAGATGCTTTATTAACTTCTATTACAGTAAATCCAACAAATTGTGATGCAGCTACTTATACAACTGTTGCTTTAACAGGAGGTACAGGTACAGGAGCTTTGGCTACAGTAATATGTGCCAGTGGTGTTGGTACTTCTACCATTACAAGTATTACAATAACAACACCAGGTACAGGATATGTAGCAGGTGATTCATTAACAATAGCTGCCCTTGATTTAGGAACAGGTTCTTCGGCAGTAACTATTGTTTTGAATAGTGCAGATATTGTAGATGGAGCACCAGCATTCACTTTAGAATCCATTGATAAGGGCTCTATTTTTAACAACTCAGGTTCATTGGTGTCTAGTTCATTAAGCTCAGGTTCAGACGATAATATTAGATGGCAAATAGCAGGTCGTAACGAATCATCAGGAACCTTCTCACTAGTGATTAGAAGAGGAAATGATACAGTAAACAACCCAGTTGTTTTGGAACAATTTAATAACTTATCATTAGATCCAAACCAACCAAATTTCATATCTGCTGTAATAGGTGATAATAAGTTTAACTATAACTCAAGCGAAAACTATTTAGAAGTATCAGGTTCATATCCAAACGCTTCTAGGTATGTAAGAGTAAAATCAGTAGACCTACCAACTCCAAATTATTTAGATAATGCTGGAAACGCTCAAACACGCTTTACAGGTTCTATTCCAGAAATGGGATCAGGTTCTATAGGTGGTGCATTTGATGGAGGTGTAGGTAGTCTTATTACCGTTACAGGAACTGAAGGTGGTAACTATTATGATAAAGCAGGTACTGGTGCGTTTGGTTTAACACAAGGTTTAGTAGGTGCTGATTACACTAATATGTTGAATCTATTGTCTAATCAAGATGATTACAGATTTAACGCCCTACTTACTCCAGGTTTGATAGATGATGTACATGCTTCTCAAACTACAACTGCCATTAATAATACTCAAAATAGAGGAGATAGTATTTATATTCTAGATCCTGTATTATATGGTGCAACCATTATAGCTACAACAGGTCAAGCTAATGCTAGAAATACTTCATATGCAGCTATGTACTGGCCTTGGTTACAGACATTCGAACCTGATTCCGGTAAAAATGTTTGGATTCCAGCGTCAACAATGATCGGGGGAGTTTACGCATTTAACGACAATGTAAGCGAGCCCTGGTTTGCTCCAGCGGGTATCAACAGAGGAGGATTAACCAACGTAATTCGCCCGGAAAGAAAGTTATCTCAAGCAAATAGAGATACTTTATACGAAGCAAATGTTAACCCAATCGCTTCATTCCCTGGAACAGGAACAGTAGTATATGGTCAGAAAACACTACAACGTCAAGCAAGTGCTTTAGATAGAGTAAATGTTAGAAGATTGTTAATTGCTCTTAAATCTTACATTGGTCAAATTGGTCAAACTTTAGTATTTGAACAAAATACAGCAGCAACAAGAAATAACTTCTTAGCAGCAGTAAACCCATATTTGGAAACAATCCAACAAAGACAAGGTTTATACGCGTTTAAAGTAGTAATGGATGATAGTAATAATACTCCAGATGTAATTGATAGAAATATGTTGATAGGTGCTATTTATTTACAGCCTACTAGAACAGCAGAATTCATTTACTTAGACTTTAACGTATTACCAACGGGAGCAACTTTCCCATCGTAAAAGTTTAGATAACAAATATTTATAATAGAATAAAATAAATAACAATGTCAGTATTAGATCCAAATGAAATTTTCTTTACAGCGTTTGAGCCCAAACAAGCAAACAGGTTCATCATGTATATTGACGGATTTCCTTCCTATATAGTAAAAGGAGTAGGTGCAGTGACTTTAAGTCAAGGAACCGTAGCTCTTAACCATATTAACGTACAACGTTTTGTAAAAGGTAAATCAACTTGGGGACCTATTGAGTTCACGTTGTTTGATCCTATTACTCCTTCAGGTGCTCAAGCAGCTATGGAGTGGGTAAGATTACATCACGAATCAGTTACTGGTAGAGATGGTTACTCTGATTTCTATAAAAAAGATTTGACATTCAACGTATTGGGTCCTGTAGGGGATGTAGTATCAGAATGGATTATTAAAGGAGCTCTTATAACAGATGTTAGTTTCGGAGAGTATGGTTGGGATACTGAAAATCAAGCTATTAACTTAAAAATGACAGTTCAACCAGATTATTGTATCTTGAACTTCTAAAAGAAAATCAATATTTTTATAAAGGGAACTTGGCTTCAGTCAGGTTCCTTTTTATATTCATATGTATACACGATAAACGTTATAAAATAAAATATGAGTTTTAATTTACCAACAGAAACAATCGAACTACCTTCAAAAGGTTTACTATATCCTGAAGGACATCCACTATCAAACGGTACCGTTGAAATTAAATATATGACTGCTAAGGAAGAAGATATCCTTACTAATCAAAACTATATTCAAAATGGTACTGTTTTAGATAAACTTTTAAAATCACTTATTATAACTAAGTTTAATTACGAGGAACTTTTAATTGGTGATAAAAACGCTATTATGATAGCAGCTCGTATTTTAGGGTACGGTGCTGAATATAAATTTATGTATAATGGTAAAGAAGAAGTATCTGATCTCTCTAAAATAGACAATAAACCATTCGATGAATCTTTAATTACTAAAGGTACTAATGAGTTTCCATTCAAACTCCCATCATCAGATAATGATATTACTTTTAAATTCCTAACACATGGGGATGAAAGTAAAATCAATCAAGAGTTAGAAGGTCTTAAAAAGTTGGGCAAAGAAGGTTCTCCGGAATTAACTACTCGCTTAAAGTATATGATTACCTCCATCAATGGTGATCGAACCACTAAATTGATTCGAGAGTTTATTGACGAAGCATTTCTAGCACGGGATGCCAGAGCATTTAGGGAATATATTGGCAAAGTTCAACCAGACGTTGACTTAACTTTTTTTCCCGAGTCTTCAACCAAGTCAATCAATCTCCCAATTGGGATTAGTTTTTTTTGGCCTGACGTCGACCTCGGTTAAACAATACAGGTTAAATTTCTTAACCCAAATTCACGAAATTTGTTTTTATGGTCAAGGGGGGTATCGTTGGCAAGAAGTCTACGATATGCCTCTTTGGTTAAGAAAGTTTACATACCAAAAAATAAAAGAACATTACGATAAACAATCTCAAGCTATAAAAGATTCAAAGCAAAAGGATTCAAATGTTAAAACCATGGTAGGAGAGGATGGTAAAGTTACTTCTCCAAACATCTCTAATAAAACTAACTATAGTTAATATTTATAACATATAGATACACCATGGCTAAAGCAGACGATTTAAAAAGAGATTTAGGAGATATTAATGAAGAATTAATATTGTTAAATGATCAATTTGCAAACGTTGGATCAAAAATCAATGAGCAAATTGAACAACAAGTAAGATCTCTTGAGGGTGCAGTTAAAAATGTAGCTTCATCTTTCCAAAAAGATTTAACAAAAGCAATAGGTAGATCTAGTGAGTCATTATCTAAATTTTCTCAAATTCAAGGTAAAATTGCTAAGGGGCAAGATGCATCTAAAGATATTGAAAAAGAATTAGTAAAAGTTCAAAAAGAACGTGAAGTTACTTCACGTAAACTTGAATTACTTAAAAGAAGTGATGTTACTATTAACCAAGAAGCTATTGGACAACTTGAAGAATCTTTAGCTACTCAGGAAAAACAACTCCAAACACTCCAGGATTTAAACACAGCTCAAATAGCCCAAAGAGGTATTACAGGTAATATTCTCCAAAGTGCTAAAGCATATCTTATAACTTTAGATAAATCCGGCCTAGCAGCTCAACTATTAAATGGGGATTTAGAT